TTTGGGGGTCGGTACAAATACCACGGTCACTTTATCCTCTTTCTTTTCGATACCAAGATTATCAATTAAATGCTGCTTATTAAAAGTTGTTCTTGGTATCCTAGGCTTTAACTGCTCCACAAAATGATTTGCACCAGCAATCAATGCTTCTTCACTTAATTTCTGTTGAACATCCACAATCTTATTCAACTCTTTAATAACATCAGCAAAGCCATCATGATTACCCATCGTGTACACACCTCACAAAAGTGTTGAATTGAGTAATGGTCTCATCATTTTCATCAAATCTACCACTGCTAAACGATTCATAAACAATACCAGCCTGATTTAATGCCTGCTTCACAACTGATAATTCCTTTTCAATCCCTTTAGTAATATATGAGATTTGATATAAAGGACTTTCAACCAATACTTTATCCGATGCACGACTATAGGTTTCATTTACAAATTCATAAATGATATAAGGATAATCTTGACTTTCTGGAGCATATTCACGATAAACTGGTATATTGGTCGATTTTAAGATTGTTCTTAACTGATCCAAACTAACCTGCATACGACAAAGACACCTCCATAACGTTATCCTCTTCCCTGGTATAAATTCGCTCAATATTATATTTTTTATCACGAATTTCGATTCGATAGATTTTCTGATTATCTTCAATCTTTCTATCAATTCGTATTTCAATTTTTTTGACTACATCATTTGTCTCTCGATCAGCAATAATTTTATCTGTAGCTGTCACACCCATATTTTGATAGCGAATTTCACGCTCAAACATGTAATCTTTTATTGGACGGTCAGTTTCTGGATCAGTAGTCTCCTTATAAACCAAAAGCCTTGCGACAAACTTCAATCTATTCACTTGTCTCTTCATCATCAAAAGCCTCCTGGATAAAGAATGGAGTTAAAGCATCCAATGCTGCAGTCAAATCAGTCTCCGAAACACGATAATCATACATGATTCCAGCAACCATAATCAGCAAGTATTCATCTTCTTTGCCAGTCGCACGTTTAACATATTTTTTGGATTTTTCCAGATAAAAAGAGAGCATGGACTCATCCATCCCCTCTTCAAAATTAAGATGTTTCTTTAGTTTTTCGACTAATTCCACATTATCCATCTAATCAGCTCCTAAGAAGGCTTAACGGTACCTACTTCATAACGATATACAGCAGGCTCAAACTTGCTATAGATTAATTGACCGTCAATTAAGTTGTAAATTTGGAATCCTACTCGGTTAGTAGAAGCATATTTTTCGACTAATTTCATAATTTCCATACCACCCTTAACTTCTTGGATATGGAAAGCTTTGAAATCTCCAAAATACAATACTGGTTTAGTTGGATCCTCACCATCGGCTGCATCCGTAAAATCTAGATTGTGACCTAATAATTTGTATCCTAATCCATCTGTAGCTGGGTGTAATAATGGTAATCCATTTTTATCAGTCATACGTTCCAACATTGTCAATGCTGCACGATTAACAATCCACATTGATTTTTTAAGAACTTTAGTAACAGGTTGATTTTTGAATTTAACCAATTGATCATATACCTTTTGAGACCAACCTTCTGCACTCGTATCAATAGCGACTTCATCATAGAATTTGACTGCTTTTTTCTCAAGAGAGCCTTGATTTTCGTTTCCTGAATCATTTCCCTTAAACATAAAATTCGTTTCCTTACGAACATAGGCTTTCTTCAATTCGTCAATAATAATCTGTTCCACGTTGACACCAGTACGTTTTAATAATTTTTTAGTTACAGTACACAATGAATCAAATTCTGTTGGATCTAAGTCAATCGTTGCAAATTCAATACCAGTATCTGGAATATCTTCGCTATCGCCACGTTCTGTTTTTCTAACGTTAGCTTCAGCTTTTTTGACTAAAACAGGATATTTAACATCAGCATCCGTATTAACATAGCTACCGTACTTACGCAATAAGTTTTCTTCTTGTGCGTAAGAGATAACTTCTGTAGCAATTACTTGAGGTACAGTTACTTTACCATTGCCGACTTCTAAACCTAACGAACGTGCTTCCGATTCAGAAATATTCCCTACTACAAAATTAGCAAAGGCCGAACGTAACTGCATCTCTTTCTTTTCGTTAGAAACTCGTCCACGAACAGATAATGCATTGCCGATTCCATTCATTAAACGTGCTCGTGTTTCTGTATCAATCATGCCTGCACGACTTTCTGTAGGTTCTTCACTGCCACGTTCTTCATCTTTTTCTGATTCACTTTCAGTAGTTGAGTTTTCAGATTCTCCATCTCGATTTTCGCTATCAGTGCCATCTTCGCTATTATCTTCAGCCAATGAATCAGCAATTTCTTGTAACTGATTTTTGATATCTTCAATTTCTTGTGTAATTTTTTCAATATCTGCTTCTCGCACTTCGCCTTTTTCTAGTTGCGTACGTAATTCAGTTAAACGTTCTTCATTTTTCTTACGTAGAGCCAATAATAATTTTTTATTCATGTTTCAACATCTCCTCTATTTCATTTAATATTTTTTTCCGTTTTTCAATTAATGAACGATATTCATCAACATCTTCCTTACTTCTGACTAAAGATACTTCTGTTGATTCATATTGTGGAATCGTAACAATCGAAACTTCGTATAAATCAACCTCTTTGATAGTTCTCAATACCGGATCTGATTTGTAATCAATTTCTTCTTCAGTTGGAATGAATCCAAAACTACATTGATTGACATCGCCACGCTCAATAGATTTTGCTAAATCCCTAGCCACAGTAGTATCAGGAAGCTTTACTTCAAATTTCAAGCCACGTTCATCTTCTTCCAAAATCAACGTACCTGCTTTAGTTCGGCCAAGAATATTTTCCCAATTATGATTAAACAAGCAGCGAATATCTTGATTTTCACTCAAAGCTCGACTAAACGCTCCAGGAGCTATGACTTCATCAAAGCCTTCCCATAAAGTAGTGCGTTCATTGAATACCGATGCATAACCACCTAGCACAACTTCTTCTTTTCCATCATCAGTTGCATCTCTTCGCTGAATATTTTGAATTTCAAAATTCCTAATCAGCATTTTCTTCATCTTTCTCACCACCTTTCAAATTATGGTTTTGATTTTTATCACTTCCAGATAACGAATCATCCGTAGCATTCTTTTGGCCAATTCTTGATAAGTCATTTGAAATATAAATTGCTTGTGTTTCTGGAGTGTTTTGTTTAGGGAAGCCAAGCATTTCTGCCATATTATCTGGACTTGTAATCCCAGTACGAACAATGTTATAACCAATATTGGTTTTTGTAGAATAAGGTACAAAATCAAGAATATTAATCTTCCATTCTATTCGATAGCCACTTTTAGGTTCAAAAAAAAGCGCGCTGTAATGCTCGCTCAAATTTTTCAATATTGGTTTAACTGTCTTATTGTGCAGATACATCATCGCTTTTTCGATATCTGTTTTCATCAAAGATTGATAGGTATCCACGTTTATTCCCATGAATTTACCTAAATCTTTTTTGTAAACACTCAAATATCTCAAAATTTTATCATCATCTACCGGACTAGCCAGTGTTTCAATTTCATATCCTTTACCAAGAGGTATCATTTTGACACTATGCTGTTCATTAATTCCTTCCAATTGATCAAGTATTCTAGTAATCAACTTGGACTGCGTATTATTCTGTGGATTCAAATGCGTATCTAATTTTAGTAGCAAGGCTAAGAGTCCACCTTTAACATACTTATCAGTCAATGATTTTTCAGCATTCATTACACCTTCTAATGTATTTTTCGCTAGACTCTTAATTCCTACTCCTCCATTATGACTAGTACCCATATTTTTAATATGCCTAATCATAAATGGTGGAATTTCGTTTCCATTGATTTTGAAATGCTCCACTAACCGATTGTCAATTTCTGTATAAACTGTCTCTGCAGGAGCTAAATGTATTTGATCATTATCACTGATTGGAAATACTTCTCCATCAATTAATAGCTTTATAACCTGCAATTTCATCAATTCAAAGCCAGTCAAATAATTATTTGGTTGATTCAATATTCGTAAAACAGCATGATTACGAATTTCTTGCTCATCAGGTCCAATGACTACTGGTGTGGCCAAAGCAACTTGATTGGATATATCTGATACTAATTCATATACATCCGAACTTTCTAAGACATTATCATTGGTTATCCATCGACTACCATAGCGAATTGAATTGTTTAAAACATCCTCTACTATTCCTCGCTTTTCTAATTGTCGATACACAAAATTAGAAAACCTATCTCGTAATCCCATATCCAACCTCCTTTCACCTAAAGATTTCATCTAAATATTCATCCATCGCATCATCATCTACATCATACATTTGCATCATAGTTTCTTTATGCGCACATAAAAATGCGACAAAGCCATCAATCTTTTTCTTAGACTGCCTTTTAGACGGTGCTTTTTGGCCGTTAATATTCGTTACTGCCACAACATTTAACGTACAGTAGACAAATAAAGGATTGTCCGTCATTATCTTATCTTCATAGAACAATCTTTCCACATCATCAAATGGATCATTCATGACTTTTGGCCACTGTGGTACTTCAATACATTCCATACCGATATTTTCTATCTTTTCAACCAGCTTTTGAGACATCGCTGGATCATAATTAATCTGCTGAACATCATATTTAGCAATACAATCGGTAATGTAATCAATAACCTGGTCCTGATTAATCATTTTTCCATCGCAAAATTGAGCATATCCACGCTCAACCATGTCTGTGTATGGCACATTGTCCTCTTTTTCTCTAAAATCAATGTTATCATTTGGCAGAAAATACATTTGCTTAACCTTTAAAATAGATTTTCCTTCATCATCAAAGCTTGGAAAATTCAGAGATACACAGGTTAAGTCAGTCGTTTTCGATAAATCCAAGCCAATTACACACTGTTCACCAGTCAAATTACCTAATTCTTCTTCATCTACCAAACATCCTTCAACTTGTTCCTGGTCAAAATATTGATCAGCACCATTCACAAATACATCTAAGTGCTTTGTTAAAAATTCTGCCTTTGAATGTGCTGAACGCTGTGCTGTTTTAAAGGCACTTTCTAAAGCTGATAGATTGACTGAAACACCCCAATTTGGATTAACCATTTCCCAAACTTTTCTATCAGTCCAGTCATAATTTTTATCAGGCTCATAAATCATCACAAACGAGCTATCATTATCATCACGCTTTAAGACTTCCTTCGCCTCGCGATAGACACGCATTCCAACAGAACTACTGCCTTTCCCAGCAGTCGAAATATTAAACATTAACGGTTCTCCAGTAGCAGCTAGAGAAACTTGAGCAGACTTAAAGTTGTCATATTGCTCCATTTTTTCTTGTTTATGCAGCTCATCATTTAAAATGAAATATGGATTTGAGCCTTCAATGTTTTCAATATTTTTCGACTGAACAATGAATTTATTGTCATAAGCAATATTATCCTTAATAAAGCTATACACAACACTCGCTACTGTCCCTTTGGGGCCCTTGTAGATTTTTGTTCCTTCTAAGAGCGCTGGATTATTTAAGATAGATGCTGCAAATGGCTTGGCCGCATATTGAGCTTGAGCGAAATCCGAAGCACACGCATAGCAATCTATCGAAACTTTTCCTTCTCCATACATCGCATAACCCAACGCTCCAACAGCTATCAACGTTTTTCCATTTTTCTTAGGAATCTGAACATAGACTTCTTTCGTTACACGTACAACATCGCCATTTTCATTTTCATGCACCCAGCCATAAATCCATGAATAAATAAATTTTTCCCATGGTTCCAACAAAAAAGGCTGCCCAACAAGAGCACCCTTAGAATGTTTTATAAATGTTTCTACCCAATCCATCATTTCATTTGCTCGATTCACATCAAACCAAATATCTTTCCGTTTCTTCCAACGATAATACCGGTCAATTGCCTTACGCACAGTAAGCGGATATTTCATAGGAGATTTCCGAACCATTTTCGCAAATTCATCTGCATAGTTTACTCCTGGTTCAATCATCTAACCACCTACTCTCTTTCTCCATTTTTGACGATGTGCCTCCAAATCATCTACAACCTTTTCTTCTGGACGTGTAATTTCTTCATCTTTTCTTGCAGTAGAAAGACCAGCAATTTGTTTTCCAATACGTGATTTATTCGTTAATCCTAATAGGTCCAATGCACGCATTTTTTTATCAGCCCATGTCTCTACCTGTTGCGCAAGTGGATGCTTAACTTTGTTTGTTGATCCAGATTTATTTGTAAATTTTTGTGTTTCTGGGAAGCCTTTTTCACGCCATAAAATGTATTTTGAGATGTAAATTTCATAGATATCTAGGTAAGATTCAATCAAAGAATCCAGGGTAATGGCATATAAATCTGATTGATTCATTACCTTCAAAATGCGTTCACGTTCAGCTTTTACCTTTTCTTCAACAATTTTTCTTCGTTCTGCTTTTGTGCTCATTTTTGCTTACCCCCCCTTTTAAAATTTAAAAAAAGCTTTCCAACGATGTGCGAGCCTCCTTTGTGACCTATCTTCCTAATTCCATTTTTGAAATTTTTTGATAGGGGGGGCATCCATTTTTTTCAAAAATCATTTTTGAAAATACGATGGAAAAACTTTTTTCGGTTTGTTATCATTTTCGACTTTAACATGGCATTTTGGACAAACGAGCATTAAATTTTTTGGTTCTAACTTCAACAATGGATTTTTTGCAACTGGAACAATATGATGCACTTGAGCTTGTTTGCCAAATACGAACTTACCACATACTTGGCAGCAACCTTTTTCTCGTTCATACACGAATTGTCTCATGCTTTTCCATTCGCTACTCCGATAGAACTCCTTGTTTGCATGATGATAAATTGATTTTGTCTTTTTCCTCTTTCTATTGAAAGTACGAACAGACTTGTCAACAATTTCATTACCATCACCAGAATACTTACGACTCATGTGGAATAATCAATACTTCCTTTGTTTCTGGATTATATACTTCCTTACCCGCACTAGTAACTCTCAGCACTTCAAATTCATTGTCTTTTGTTTTCTTTTCATCAGATTTCTTAGCCATAACTTTTTCCTCCTCCATATTTTTCACGTGAACAAAACGACGGAAGACTTCCTCCCTTCGATATTTGAAATTAATTTGTGAGTAGCCAAATATCTCTCTCGTCATTATTCGACACTAATAGCTTAGCACTTATTATGCAATAAGTCTGTATTATAAATGTTATAACATTTATGTAACATTTTTACTTTCTATCTTCTCTTTATAGCTATTAGCAAAGTTTATTGTGCGTTTGATGCTCGCATGCTTGACTCTGATGTATCCATATTCATAGCCAGTTATTTCAGCAATTTCCTTTAACGACTTATTCTCAATGTATTTCATTCTAACAATTTGACTTTCTAATCCATCTAAAGAATAAATGAATTGCTCTATATCTAAAATTCTATTTTCAGTAATTTCTATCTCTTGCTTCAAGCTTTCGATAATTTCTTCCAATCTTGTTGCTCTTGAACCTTTCTCCAATTTTATTTTTGATAAATCTCCATAAGTCCATCGCCAAAGTTCTCTCTCTGTTCTGACTAAATTCTTTTTTAAATATGCGATATGGTTTTGCATTTCCATATAATCTTGTAGCCATTCAAACTTCAATAAGATCACCTCTTCGTTAATTTAGCCATCTCCTGAAGAGGTGACATTTTTTACAATAATATTTTTATTTGTGGTAAAATCATATTAATAAATATTTAAGGAGTTGTTAGCATGATATTTGAACAATACATACAACCAGCTTTTGTATGTCCTCATTGCGATACAATCATATCTCATATGTGGGCTAAACTCTATGTGGATGTTTCCGATTTAGATCCTAAATTAAAAGTACATGATTATAAACAAACTGAATTTATTATCGCTCAATGCAACAATTGTGAGCAAAAAACTGTTTGGAAAAAATCCCCCAATAATCATGATGGCTATTTTCCTGTATATCCAATCATAACTAAATTTCCTAAACCATCGCCAGATATCCCTGAAGAATTAGTTGATTTGTATAATCAAGCCGGAAGCTGTCTACCTGTTTCCCCTTGTGCTAGTGCTGCCTTAAGTAGATTATTTCTCGAAAAACTACTCCGATACCTAGATTTTGAAGGAAATACGCTTAACGATTTAATTAGTTCTGTTTCTAAACAACATTTTGATTCAAAGTTACTCGATATCATTAGGTTCTATGGGAATAAAGCAGTCCATACAGGTACACTTGATTTAACCGATGATTCTGTTATAGCCAGCTACTTACTTGATAGTATTAATACGATAGTGGAAATATTAATTACTAATCCAGCTAAATTGGAATCTGAATACAACAAACTACCTGAATCTTATAGAAACTCCATAGAATCCAGAGATAGTAAATAATTACCATTAATAAACCAACACAATTCGATTTAGCTCAATGTTGTGTTGGTCTTTTTTATTCATCTTGTCTCAGCAATCTGGCTTTTTATTTAATCATCCTACTCTGATGCATCAAATGAACTAAGATCAGCACAACATCAATCTCTTTTAAATTCAGTGCCTTAGCAATGTACTTATATTTATAGCCATCGCGCCACATATTTCTAACTAAACGAATCATTTTAATCGAAAAGCTAAAATTACAATCAATCAGAATAATCTCTCTTTCGCCTTCTAATTCTTCATTAGACTTTCTTCCCATTTCAAAACTCTCCATCTAAATCATCTTGTCTCAAAAGTATATATCCTCTTGGCTTCTTTGATTTTTCTACTCTTCTCATTCTCTGTTTTGTAGCAAACCAATATACTGTATCTATCTTCAGTCCTGTTACTAAAGAAATTTCTTTAGCTGTTCCTGAAAATAGATATTCATCGCCACGATATACATCATAAACTGCTAATTTTCTACTCATATTGCATCGCCTTTATTTTCAAATGATATCTAACTCATTTACTGAAACGTATCTGAATATTTGTGGATCTAAATTGTGTCTCAACATCCAAAAAGTTAATACACTATTTAATTCATTTTCTAATTCATTTACTACTTCATCTGGTGTATCGATAAAATAATCACCTAATTCATCACCGCATTCATCATTAGCTTTATAATCAAATTCATCCATCAAACTAGTTGCTTCTATTTCTGGCCACCATTGCCCATACGATATAGTAATCTCTGCATCATTATTTTTTGATAATTCCATCAAAGCCTCTTCATATGTTTCAAGTCCATCGCTAATAAATTCTTTTGAGCCTTTATCCTGCAACATATATATTTTTTCAATTTCTGGCTTCTTCGCCTCTCTGCCAAACATATAATCTAGTGTCACATTGAAATAATCAGCAATGCGAATTACATTTTCTATATTCATAGTCACTTCATCGTTTTCATAATAAAATAGTTCTTCTTCATCCATTTCTACTAGTTTAGCTAAATCTGAAATACTTAAATTCTTTTTTATTCTTAGTTCCTTTATTTTATTTTTCATTTTTATCATCCTCTTCCCAAATCGTACCTTGCACATTTGTTGGTTTAATCTGTATTGTCACATCTTTACCGATTAACTCTTGCAATTCAGTCAGCTTTTCTCCCAATGTATCATCCACAATTTCAAGTATTAATTTACTAGCCTTACTTGTAAGATTGATTTTCTCTAGTTCTGCTCTTAATTCCATTATCTATTCCCACCCTTAAAATCTAAATTCGATAATTATTCGTCTATCAAAAATCCCTAATAGTCCATCTTTTTCATAAATATTCACCTTAAAATCCTTGAATTCTTCTCTTAAATATTCTTCTGTTCTACTGTCCAATAATCTATTTCTTAAATTTTTATCAACCTCGCTCAAAGGATAATAAAATACCATGTATTTAAACCCTTGTTTTGCAGAGATTACTAATTTATTTTCGATATTTTTCCGATTTTTCTTAATCCATCGCTCAAACCATATTCTGTGACTTTCTTCAGCTATTTTTCTTAATTCCTCTCCATTCATTTCTTTTCTTCCTCCTTCAATACATATTCAATTTCCTTATATTTCTTGTTACCTAAAAGCTGATAATACTTATTGTTTTTAGATATCAAGATTGTGACTGATTCTAAACTTTCAGGATCCATATACTCACCTAAAAATTGTTCCTTGTTTTTGTAATTCGTCATAAAACTCATGACTTAGTATCCTCGTTTTTCACAAAATAAATCAAATTGCAACTTTGCTATATCGTACTTAGAATGCTGCATCGCTTGTCACTCCCAAAAAATCTGCAAAGCCTGGTGTAGGTATCTCAAATTCTCTTAATTCTTCTTCAGTAATATATTTACGGCCATATTTTCCTAACATAGAATCCCAAGTTGCCCAATCTACAAAGCCAACTGTTTTGTTGATCATGCAGCAAACACCGACTTTTGCCCCTAACAATTCATGCATGTTAAGTAACTTAGATTGATTTTTAGACACGACACTCTGACTCATTTTTGTCTGAGTAGTATGCTTTGCTTCAAATACCATCGCCTGGCCATTCTTCAAAGTACCCTTAAAGTCAGGCTGTGCTTTTCCGATAAATCTGCCTTCAAATTTGCCATACCCTAATAATTTAGTGACTGTAAAAGGCTCAGGAGTTTTTTCAATCAATGCAATGCCTTGTCTCATATAGTAAGTACATGCTTGCTCAATTAATCGTTCAAAATGTTTCCCTTGAGCATTATTCAACTTACTCTGATAACTTCTAATGTTCATCGCCTGCACCTCTTACTTTTTTGTTCATCGCCATCAAAAAGCCAAACCTATCATTCTTTCCATAGGTTCTCATTGTTCTTAAAAATAGATTTTCATAATAGCCCTTAGTTTCATAAGAGGTAAAATTCCTATACTGCAAACTCTGCACCAAACCGGTAAATGCAATTCCTTGAGTATAGCTAATCTCATTTCCATCACGAAAATAAATAATATCTTTGCTCGATGATTTGATGCAGCGTTCTTCCTTGTTCATCTTCCAATTTTTCTTACTATGGATTTTTAATTTTAAAAACCACACCTTCATCTGCTCAATTACATCGTTTTTGTCATAACATGCTACCAAATACAATTTCTTACTCATCAAGTATCCTCCATCTTCATCACTACTAATTTCACATACCAACCTGTTTCCTCGGTGTATTTCGATTTCATTTCGCCTATTACTCTATAATTTCCCTGTAATTTAGCTAAAATACTCTCTTCATCGCCCAATCGTCCAATTTCAGCCAATTTTCGCTGTGACCACTTATAATCATTTTTCGTCTCATAAGGCTTAACCAAATTTTTAGAAGAGGACCAGCGTTTTTGACCTTTCTTCCATCGCCCATTTTCATGTTTCTCCTGATCTGTCAAATAGTTGGCCAATTCCTCCAACTCATTCATCTTTCCTGGTTGAATCCTACGACAATCTGTACGACCTATTTTCTCTTTAATTTTTCCCCTCCCTTTTGACCAGCAATCTTCAATCAAGTCACGGTCTAGTACTCCATTAATTAACACATGATGATGTATTCTCTTGATATATCCTGTATCATCATCAAATTTATAGGATGTAAACCACATATATTTCAACTCCTGGTCTTGCTTTTCATATAATCTCTTTAACTTTCTGAGATAATTGTCCTGGTCCTTTTTAGCTTGATCAGGAGTATCTGGTAAATGTTCATTATCATAAGTAAGAGTCAGGTAATAATCATCTTTTTTGAAATTCGCATAAATCAGTAACTTAGCGTATCTTCTGCTCTTCTTATCATTCCAATTGTTCTGAGATGGTCTTGAAATATAGTTCCTTCTCTTGCGTGGCATTCTACAAGCACGTTCCTGTTCCTCTGTACGCACATATAAATCTATCTCCATGTAATTTCCTGCCACTATCCTTTTTTCTCTCACAAATGATTTCATACCATCTACCTCAAACTACTTTATCCGTTAAGTTAGTACCTATTACAAGGTCGCTAAAACGCTCTAGATTAGCGTTTTTTTTGCAAAAAATAGCTGATAATGGTATAATCTAGTTGTTCAGGTTAGATATACCACTATCAGATTGGTCACTTCATTATTGATGCAAGTGACTAATTTTTTTGCATTCGATATTCATATAACACTTTGCTAAACACCTCTTTAAATTCCCAAGTCTGCTTTTTGGTATTGATAAAAACTGACTTATACAGCACATCGCCGATAATTTGAAATGATTCGACTTTGCCACTTTTTGGATGCTTGGCCAAAATATTTAAACGATCTGAAATTACGTAAATCTCTATAAGTTTATAATTCAGATTTTCAAAATACGCTTTAGCAAACGGAAACTTTTCTATATAATCAGCCTTTAAAGTTCTACGCTTCTTTAAACTCATAAGTCACTCTCAATGCCATAGCAATTTCAGTTGCTCTATCATCTGTAGAAATGAATCTAACTTCTAATACTTTTTCATGATCATCAGAAAATGAAGATTTAGTGTATACTCTAGAGTTTAGATTGTAATTATTCTTCAAAAAGTTAAAAATCTCCCATGGTATTAATTCAGCAAAATCTCCTGATACAGTTAGTAGTAATCGTTGTGGTTTTTTCATATTAATATCCTCCAATCATATGTTTTAAAGCAGCTAACACTATAGTTAGAATGATAAATAGGTAGAAGAATGTTTTAAAAAATAATCGATACTCTCTATCACATACGTTAAATGCGATGTACATCAAAAATGCTACGAAGGCAGTCATACCTGCTCCTAAATCATTCATTCCTATTGCTGCTGTTAGAGCCAACGCGTAAATAAATTCCATCATCGGTAACCCATTTTTCTTATTCAACTTTTCCAAAATTCAAAACTCCTATCTTTCAAAATTTTCTCTTAAAAATCTTTTTAATTCTTCTCGCTCGATACGATGATTTTTATTTGACCATACTTGTACTTTTAATCCCATCGCAATCCATTCATTTAATTTTTCGTAGCCAATACCCAACACTTCCATTACTTCTACTTTACTTGGATACTCAGGCAGTTCTCTTACTTTCTTCATCATGTCAAATTGCTCTGACATTTGTTCATAGACCATCTTAAAGACTTGATTGGTAATTTCTTCTATCGCTTCTTTGGGTACTTCAATAGGTATTGCTAGTTGCATGTTTTCCACTCTCCTTAAAGTAATTCCTTCATCTGTATCCGAAGTCCTTCTAGTACTTTCTTAAATTTAGTTTCTTCATAATTCATCATTGTTAATAGATATTCCAGATTTTCTTTATCCGTTGAATCAACTTTCTTCATCTCATTTAAAATATTAGTCATTCCTTTTAACGTTACTTCCATCGCAATTAAGTCATTTTGATATAGATTTTCAAATAATTTTTGTACAGGTATTTTCATAGCCATTTTGTACACTCCCTTTTATTTACTTGATGAACAATATCTGATAATCTAGTGCTGAAAGGAGATATCATTCATGCACACTGTGTTTTCTTTTTTTAACTTCTTAGATCTATTGTTTGGTAAGATTAATAATTTTATCGGCATTGCCTCCTTCATACTATCTATATTTATTTGGTTTAATTCTAGAAAGATTAAAGAAACTATTCTACTTACAGAAAGTAAAGTTAAAGCATCTTATGAAAAAAATGATTTACTAGCTCAAGTAAAAGCAGTCAAAAATTTCTTAGTAGAAGATTTACTTCCAAGTAATATATCTGCAGTTGAACAACAGATAATCGACTTAAAGAAAAATTCGTACATCTACAATAAAAATAAACGTCAATTTAAGAAACTAGAAAAAGCTATTCATCAAGCTAACTGGAAAAAATCTAGAGAAATAATTAACAGTATTGAAGAATTTATTGAAAATTTATAAAACGAAAGGCTGACTATTATGAAAACAAACGAAATGATAGATAAAATTGCTGTTAATACCGCAAATAGAAAAATAAAATGGGTAAAGTATACAAACAACTCTTTAAATTTCCACTGTAAATTTGATACTTATCAACATTTTGTACCTAACAAATCATGGATTGCTAAAACAACTTCTGGATTATTTTTATTAGCTTGCTTTCAAGCACCAATCTTACCTAGTGATACAGTTGAAAAGAACGTTCTATATTATTTTCAAGGAAATTCAACTAATGAGCCTTCAATGATTGAAGAAAATTCCATTTCAGTTCTTGCTTTACTTAAAACAATTGAGATTGCCAACTATCAAAAGATACAGCTTGAAACTAAAACTATTTCTGAAGAAACCAGTAATGAAATAGAAGATTTTTTAAACTCACTTTAGTTTCATTATTTCGTTCATTGTTGTATTTAAAAACCTTGCGAAGTCTATAGTCTTTCATCACTTTTTGGATCTTAATTAAATTCGAAAATGATAAAATTAAGAAAATTATCGTAAAAAAATATATTATGTTCATTTTTCCTCCCTAAGCCTGCTTTTATGTGGGCTTTTTTATCCAATATTTCTATCAAACCATCGTTGCATCGCCTTATATAAGTCTGATGCTGATCCGTTAAAGTTAAACTCTGAGTCATACTCTTCTTTGAATGTATCAACTACTTTTGGTACATCAATTTCATCAGTAAACAATGGCTTATGCATCCAAAAATTTGGTTCATCTTCAAATTCACACATCATTCTTATAGCGATTACTAGTTTCTCAGTTGCTGTGTTCATTTTCTAAACCTCCTATTCTCCTTCTCCATATCCTTTTTTAACTTCTTTTTAATTCGATATGCTTTGTAATCACTAATTAATACCCAAGCAACAACTAGTGATGCAATAATACAAGCTATCAAAATAATAATTGCTGGTAACAAAGCCATTGGTCTATCTGAATGATCACGCATAGGAACAATAATTGGCATATACGTTAATATCATCATCTATATCACCTCGTTTTCGATTGTATAAATTTGAATCAATTAAGAAGTTAAGTAGCAGATAATAGAAATAATTAGTGCTATTAAACTAATGAACAAATCAAAATCAAGCCATGCCATTTGTTCTTCTCTTGTTGGATATGGTTTCTTTTTTGGTATTTTCATTTTAACCTCCTAACCGTTTACTACTTAACTTGCCAATCGTTAGCCATCAAATCTTCTGCAGTAGGGCTCCAAAAATTTCCTAGACTTTTATGATTAGGTACTATCAAGCAGCATTTGAAATCAGATGTATGTACTAACTTGCCTTCTGACAAATCATTGTCAAATTCTGACTTTCTATAAACTACCTTTCCATCATTCATCGACTTAGTTAATGCCTCGTTTATCTTCATATCATTACTTTTCCTTTCTAAAAATGTCCATTGATACATCTAGAGCATCTGCAATTTTTTCCATTAATTCAAAGCTAGGTTTTTTTATTTTTCCATTTTTTAATGAATACATTAAACTTCTACTTACTCCTGTTAGCTTGGTTAATCGATAAATCGTCATATTTTGTCGTTCTAATTCTTTCTGTATGTTTCTCCACATACTCTCACCCCACCACTATATGTTGTGTTAACACAATTGACTATCGCTATATATTGTGTTAATATGCTTTCATAGATAGAATTTTAGCAAACCACTCTATCTTAATGAATAAACGAAAGGAGGTATATTATGGATAAATTTGAAGAAAAGTTAAATATTCTTCGTACGCTATTCAACGATGCACTCGACTATGCAGAATTAAGTCATTCCTCATTATTTGAAGCTGATTTTTTAACCAACGAAAAATTAGCTTTCTCAAAATTAATTGCTGCAACCACATATTTAGCCGAAGCAAACAGCCTATTCACTCAAGCTAAAGTTTTTTTAAGCGACAATATTGATGAATTAGGAGAACCTGAAGAATTCCTTGATACAATATTTAGATTTAATGTTTACAACAATGAAGTGTTAGATAATATTCGAACTAACCATAGTCATCAATATTCTGATATTGAATTCAGAAATTTTCTTAATTCCTTCAGATATTCAGGTCAACTACTGAGAATAGATGATATCGATAATAAGATTGATACATTATTACAGGATTAATACCTTTAGCGTGCTATTTTTCTGGCACGCTTTTTTCAATGTAATCATAAAATGCTCTCTTTAGCTTTCTAAAATCATCCATAGATAAATCATGTGTTTTACCATATAAATTAACTGCTTCTCTAAGCTCGCCAACTGTTTTTCCTTTATTTGATGTGATAATGTATTCTAAAATTTGTTCAATATTCATTTGTATTTCCTCTCACTTTCGTTAAATTAATCTGTAATTTGCCAATCATCAGCCAATAAATCAGCTACCGTTGGATTCCATCTAATTCCATACGCCTTTTTCTGTGGATCATAAATCATACAACAATCACGGATTCTTTTTGTTGGCATGATTTTCCAATCACGTTCTAAATCAAATTCACTTCCTAATATCTCAGATTCTTTGTAAATACATTTCCCTTCGTCAATCGCTAATCTAACAGCCTCATTAATTTTCATTGCATCGCCTCCTTTTATCGCATTAATGCGACTTTTTGTTCAAAAAAAATTTCAATAGCTTCTGAATCAGTTAAAGGTACAGATTCCTTGATTTTCTTTGCTTCTTCTACAGTAAAATTTCCACCATTTTTCATTTTTCTATAAAAAGTACTTCTGTCCATACCAATATCTTTTGCAAGTTTTTTTTGAGAACTACCTCGTTCAACAATTAATCCTTTTAATTTCTGAGTATCTATCAATAGTATCACCGCCTTTAGTTGCATTTTTGCGACTTTCTGATTGTAATATACCACCTCATTTTTTAGATGTCAATACAAAAGTTGCATTTTTGCGATATATATTGTTGCAAAATTGCAACTTCATATATATAATATAGTCAAGGTGGTGATAAAATGACTATTGGTGAACGAATTAAAAATAGAAGAAAAGAACTTCATATTAGTGCTGATTTTATCGCTAGTAAATTAGGCGTATCAAGATCAACTATATTTCGATACGAAAAAGGTGACATAGAAAAAGTTCCTACTCAAATTTTAGAGGATATTGCCTCTATACTAAATACCACACCAGCATATTTAATGGGATGGAAAGAGGATATTTCAAATATTTACAATCGTCTAAGCGAACAAAGGCAACAAATTGTATATCTTTATGCCGAAAATCAATTAAAAGAACAACTTGCAGAAGAATCTATAAATACAGTGAATGATGATAAAGTTTCATATATTGCTGACTATCTAAATCGTGATCAGCATGAAATTAATGTACAGTCCAAACTCTCTGCTGGTACAGGCATCGTTGACTTAGATCCTGAAAATGTAGAGACCATTACCTATACAGGTAAACTTCCTACAAACTATGATTTAGCATTTAAAGTATCTGGAGATTCAATGGAGCCATTGTTTGAAGATGGAGAGATTGTCTTTGTCCGGAAACAGAGCGAACCAGTCAATGGAGCAATCATGGCTGTTCAAATTGATGAAGAAGCTTTTATTAAGAAAGTATATATTGAAGCAGATCGTTTAAGATTTGTTTCATTGAATAAAAAATACCCTGATTTCTATGCCGATAACGGTAACGATATTCGCATAATCGGTAAAGTAGTGTTTTAGCAATATTTTTATCCATAAAAAAACACCCCTATTACTTTCAGTAACAAGGATGTAAACGCAAAACTATTATATCATAGTCAAGGAGTGTTTAAAATGGCTAAAAAACAAAAAGTGGATGACGGGAAAAAATTCTATCAAAAGAGATGGTTCTACATACTTGTTGCTTTACTTGTAATTGGTGGAATAGGTAATCTCTTTGGAATTGGGGATAAAAAATCTGATACAAAACCTAAAACTGAACAAAGTGATTCTGTTGACTTAAAGAAATTATCCAAAGAGGTAGCAAAAGAATCTAAAGAAAAAGAGCAATCAAAAGCTAATAGTAGTTCTCAAGAGCAATCTTCTACTACTGTTTCTTCAACAACTCAGTCTACACAAGAGCAAACTTTAAATGATGCTCAACAAAATGCTGTAAATAATGTTGGGAATTTTAATCAATTCGTAGAAGCTTACAAAGCTATCCCAGCTTCTGAAAGAACTCCAGTTTGGAGCAACAATTTACGTGGAACCAAAGTTACATGGTCGGGTAATATTATCGAAGTTGGTTCAACTCAAGTTTATGTAATTGATAGTTCAAAATATCAGCAAGGTATGACTTGGGATAATGTTGCTGGAACTGAAAATGAATACTATGTTTTTGTAGCTAAATTCCCTGATAGAATTTTACGTTCTGCTTTCTCTGTAGGATCACTAGAAACATTTACTGGAACATTAGAAAGTAGAGGTAATGATTCTGGATTTATCTCTCATTGGAAATTATACAATGTAAGACGTGGACAATAATGAATTACAGCAAAAAATATTATGAAATTTTTATTTCTATTTTAGCAGTTATTTCCATCGCTCTAGTATTTCTTGATTTATAACGAAGAAAAAGCACAAAAACACATTACCTTTAATTAGATAATGTGTTTGTAGCAGACTCACTTCTAGGGAGTCCATTTCAGCCAGACTTATATTAGCACAAATTTTTTCTTAATACAATATCATATAAATGTAAAAACACACCATCGCCCTCGCCAAAGTTTGAATGGTGTGCTCAATACAAATCCTATATACAATAGGCTTATTTGATTGTATGCCTATTGTATCACATTAAAGGCTGGTGATTCAATATGGCAAAAAAATTTTAAGCAGTGAACGAACGTATATTCTATTAAAGGAGAGATGAACATGGCAACAATTAAAAAATATACCAAAAAAGATGGCAGCACTGCTTATATGTTTCAAATGTATCTAGGAATGGACCCTTTAACTGGTAAAGAACGGAGAACAACAAAACGCGGTTTCAAAACTCAAAAAGAAGCTAAACTTGCTGCAAGCCGTTTAGAACATCAAGTAGCAAAACAAGGTGTGCCGACTCAAAAGCAAAAGATAATGACCTTTGGTGAGATATATGACTTATTTATCCCAACCTATGAACTCGATGTTAAGCCGAGTACTTTCGCAACACAAGAAAGAGAATATCGAAATCATGTCTTACCCAAATTTAAAGAATTGAAAATTAATAAAATCACTCCCGCCTATTGTCAATCAATTATCAACGAATGGCGAAGTGAATATAAGAACTTCTCTAACTTTATTAGTTTAGCGTCAAAAGTATTCGAATTTGCTGTTATGCTGAAACAAATAGATAAAAATCCATTAGATGCTGTTAAGCGTCCATCGCAAGATAAAACACCAACTAAAGAAACACCATTTTTTAGCAAAGAAGAATTAGAATCCTTTATGAAAACTCTTGTGAATTACGATATTCATTATCAGGCAATGATACGATTGATTGCCTATACGGGCATGCGTAAAGGTGAGCTATTAACGCTGCAATGGTCTGACCTCGATTCTGAAAATCGTGCTATCTCAATCAAAAGAACTTTGGCCAAAGACAAGAATAAGAATTTGATTGCTCAAACACCAAAAACAAAAGCAAGTATTCGTACTATTCCAATTGATGAAGAAACCTATAAATTATTGAATCATTGGAAAGTTGAACAACGAAAGCGACTTTTAGCACTCGGATTTAATGCAAATAATAAAGATCAGCTAATGTTCTCAAATGATGAAAATGGATTTTTGTATATGGACTATCCAAATTACTTTTTAAAAAATTTTTTAATTGATAATGATTTACCCTATATGACTATTCATGGACTTCGACATACTCATTGCTCTATTCTTTTTGAAGCAGGTGCTACTATCAAACAAGTACAAGTTAGACTCGGCCACAAAAATATTAAAACAACAATGGAGATATATGCACACGTTTCAAAAAATAAACAAAACGAGACTGCTGATATGTTCGCAAAATACCTCAAAATAAATTAG